CATAAAGATAGGCGAGTTAGAGTGTGCATCCACCTTCACTACATAATCTTTTGTAAACTGTTCGGCAATAAATTTGTTGCCTTTTGAGTCTGTAAAGTGGGTGTTGTCATACACCTGCATGGCTTTTAGATACAGCGTAGCCAACTTCTCTAAGCTGTCCTCAATGATGAGGGCACGTTTTTTTGCACGTGATGAGCCAAGTCTTGCCAGTTGTGAGGCGTGACCAGAGGAGCGCACCCCTGCTTCTCCCTTGCCTTGCAGAACAGAGACAATTCCCGAAGCCTCTTCAAACATGGCATCTATTTCTTGAATTTCTCGGAATAAATCTGGAGGAATCGTAGGCGCAAGTTTTTCAACTTTTGCATTAGGCATGTCAGTTGCGAGGAGGCCACCTGCACGATTGAGAGCAAAATTTTTCTCATCTAAGATTCCTGTAAAGCCAATCAAGGCCGTTGGTGGATTAACTTGTTTAGAGAGTAAGTCAAGAATTTCAGACATGCGTTTGTTACGCAGCTGCTGCAAGTAAATTAGGCGCTGTACCTCTGAACTTCCCCAATAATAGTCGTACAGAGGATTAGGAGCAATCTGCACAAAAGGCAGCTCGCCTTTGAGAAACACAGACTCACCCGGTCTGTCGTAAATAATTACATCTGGGTCAGCTTTGGTTACAACTTGGTAATCCATTGTGTCATCGTTCCACACCCACAGTTCTGTCATCTCTACTGTGTCTTCAGCAACGGTAGCCTTATAGCGATTGCCGCCAGCAAGGTCTAAGTTGACGTTACCGTACATGGTTGGATTTGATTGAGACAAAATAATTCTCTCAATACCATTGGCTGCGTCCGTGCGCTCGTGTTGAGTAGCGCCTACACGGGCGACAAGCTCATCACGTTTAGGATGGGAGTAGAGACGTGCGTATAGTTCTGACTTGGTGATGTAGTACGTTTGGACAAGAGCTTCTTGTCTGTCAACGTAGGGAGTGTCTTCACGCAACACGCCTATGCAAGAAGGCTCAACAAGATACGGGTGCAGCCCGTTGTTGAGAATCAATTTGACGAAACAAGAATTGTAGACCAGCGCCCAAGTAGTCGCAGAAGAAAAAACTTGGTCAGCGTTGCTATTTAACCACTCGTCATTGAGGGCACGGGTCAGCGTTGGGACTTTGACGTTCTCCATGTCATTGACAGAAGCGCCAAGCTGAATGCTAAAGCGGGTTGTCTCAGCTGAATACAAGAAAGAAGTCAGCTGGTCAATGTGAGGAAAGATTTTGTTGTACAAAGCCGGGGGTTCATCTGGCCCGTTGCCAAACAAATAGTAACTCCTCAAAGAACCGTAATCAGCTTTACGCTCTTCTCTTGAGACTGTGCATTTCTGAATCAAGTCAAGATAAAAGATTTCACGGTCTTGCGGCTTTGTAGGTATCCTCATGGCTTGCTCACCTGTAAGTTATCTGGGTCTGCCATGTAGCTTGCGGGACGTGGGCCTGACAAGTTACCTGCAGCTTTGGGGTTAATTCCGACAGATTCTCCGTTAACAGACTTGAATTGTCCACCCATAACGGATTTCATGCTGATATTGCCGCCTCCGCCCCACATTGCCGCATCACCGGGGCGTGCTTCTTTGTTTTGGGCATTCATAGCCTCTGTAGCCTGTGCAAACTCCTTGTCAGAGAGCTTGTTGTTGCGTTTCATGTAGCCAGTTTGATGTTCGCCCTCTTTTGTGGACTTAATATCGGTCATATCGTAGTCAATAGCTAATTGATTGACTGTTTTATCCGTTTTTTTGGTTTTATCGGACTTTATGCCCACTGGTTTCAGAAAAACCACGCTTAACTCACCTTTGCAGTTCTTCATGGGGCATTTTGCATCCCATGACTCAAAAATGCCGTGTGTTTCGCAATAATAGTCTTTTAGGACTGCCATGTTACCCCCTTAGTGCTTCATCTAGGTCTTGTTCGCTGTAATCGTGTCGGTTGACCAGACCCACACGCAGTTTGATGCCTTCTGACGTAACTTTTAGCCCCAAACCATGAATGATGGGGGGTTTTGCCTCTTTCCTGTATTCAATAAAGCGGCTTCTGTCCCGGTTGCTCATTACTTTGACCATACCAGCCTTCCACTGCATGTAAGCCTTGTTAACTCTGCGCTGTGTTGTCTCGGACATAGGTTCTGTCTCGTAGTCAAACACATCCAGCAGCGTAGCTTTGCTAATGCCAGCCAGCTGTGAAAACATGGGTATAGAGATGCCTCTGTCCTTATCGGCGAGGAATCTTTTAATTTGCCGCTTCAGTTCCGTCTTTGATAAGGGTTGCATGTTTCTCAATCGTAAAACAGATGTACTTTTCGGGGATTATTCCCTCATCAGCCTTCAATTCAAACTCAAAATAAGCAGATTGTTCAACCTTGAACCCGGCTTTTTCAAACAATGATGCCCACATAGTCTCTCCAAGGATGCTGTAGTGGTTCGGATTGAACTCAAACTTCCTTGCACAGTCCTGCGCTGGTACTTCTATGTAGGCTTTACCGCCTATTTTTAAGACCCTGTTGAACTCGTATAGGGTAAACAAGGGGTAGGGAGAGTGTTCTATGGCCTGTCTGCACCAGATAAAGTCAACAATGTTGTCAGGAACATTCAAGTCTGACATGTCACACTGGATAGCTGTATGCCTTTTCTCTCCGCAAGCAGCAAAGTCATCAGCGCTTAGCGTGATACCTATGGTGTTGGTATACCCTAAATCTTTCGTCAAGTCCATAAAAGTGCCCTGACCGCAGCCTACATCAAGGATGTAAGAGCCAAGATTGAGTTTGAGGGGCAGAAAAAACGATTTCACCATGTCTGGGATGAGCTTGGTGTGAAAGTTACCCACCTCTAGTTCTGAGTAAACAGTGGCTTGAGCCATCTTGGTGAACTGATTAAACTTTTTAGCTTCCATACATGCCAATCCTTTTTAAGTAATCGCTGACGTTTCTTCCGACAGACAGTTGTTCAGGAGTGAAGTCTTCCTGAGACTTGCTAATGTCTCTGGTAATCTTTTGGGCTACAAGCCTTGGCTGCACTTGCTCAGCCCAGCATACGGTTGCCAGCGCAGTAGCAATCACACGGTCATCTTTGTTTCTGCCGGGTGCGCCAATAAAACCATTCTCTCTGACGATGCTCTTCATCTCTTCCAGAGTTTCCATGCTCTTAATGTCCATCATCCCTCGCTCAAAGTAATCTTTCATGTAATTCAACATGCGTTCTTTAGTTTGGCTGGTAGTGATGTAGCCAATAGAGTTAGACAAGCCGCCAAGAGTGTCGTTCCTTCTCCAGATGTAGTTGGTCATGCTACCTAGCACGTCCATCAAGCCGTGGCCTACAATCCCTCCCATAGCCACAGCCATGCGCTTTAAGTTCCGTATCTCGTTAATCACTGCCTGACCCGGGCCATTGACTTCAAGGTTCAGCGTAGAGTTTTTGTAAGCGCCAGCAAGGTGGGCGATGACCCAAGCAAACTGGTAGGTGTTCATCTCGCTGGTAGCAAACTCCGCAACCTGCTCCATACCGTCTGCGTACACACGGAAGACTTGGATACAGAAACGGTCTGCCCAATCAGAACTTCCGTAAGCAGGGTCAGCACCAATGACATAGTAAGCCGTGTCCACAGGCTCTTCCCAGATACGCAGTGTCCCCAAGCGCTCTGTCGAGCGTACAACTTCCGTGTCTTGAAACAGTTGACCAAAGATGTAGCGGTAGTGGTCAGGGTTTAGTTTCTTAGCGGCCTTGGCAGCTTCCGTGCATCTGCTGTTAGAGAAGAAAGAAGTGCCCGTCATCACAAAGGCGTAGTCCTCAGTAGGCGGGAATTCCTGATACATCAAGCTCTCGTCTTTGATGCCTTCCAGCATCTTCCATCTCCACCATGCCATCTGGCGGGAGTTAATCTCAAAGCCGTACATCTTCTTAATGTCTTTGACCCACTCTTTCTCCTCACCCGTGAGCTTGCCATCCCAATACACTTTGTAGATGTTGCTCTCAGGGTCTACGGTGTAATACTCATTACGCCACCAGCCGCAGAAGATAGCGTGTTGGGTCTTGGCAGACTTGGCGGTCTTATACATGTCGTGGAACATGTTAAAGCCCTGCGCTGTACTCTCGAACATGTAAAGCCGTTCAGGGTTCTTTTCTGCAAGAGAGGCAATCAGGGAGGCTAGGCCTTCCTCGTTACCCCAAGACGCAGTTTCAGTTCCGTGAAGATAGGTGATGGCTTTGCCTTGTCCAAGCCGGGACTTGTTTCCTGCAATTTGGTAAAAGATGCGACTTCTGTTTTTAAGTACCATCTGATTACGGTTATGTGCCACCAAAGGAATCTTGTACTCTTTCGGTAATCCGTCCATGTACATTCCCAAGGTTGACCGGAACATATCTCTATTCTCTTCTGTATCCGCAACCAGTGTTCCCTGCCAACCCGGGTGTGTGAACTGCCAATATAAATCGAGGGCCAGCGAAACAGTTGTGATACCCAGCTGCCGACCTTTGAGAATGACAAAGAAGTGAACGTCATTTTCCAACCCCTTTTTAATCTCTTCCATCACATACGTCTGCGTCCCCAGAAGATTACCCATCTTCTTCAAGCCCTCCTCTTTCGTCTCAATCTTGAGTTCAGAGCAGAACTTGTAAAACTTCTTCAGGTCAAAATTCATAGTTGCCAATCAGCGATGCTTTTTGCCGCTTCCTTGTTCTTGGCACAGGATAGCAACTCTTTGTAAAAAATAGCGGAATACTTGTCTTCCCACTCTGCTGCCAACATCCTCTTTGCTTTAGGACTAATGCAGGACAAAGCTCTCTGCATTTCCCTCTTTAGCCGTAACCGAGATTCGTACAGCTGCGTCTGTATATCCTTGTCTGTATCCATATTGCAATGCCTCATTAACAGCCCTGACCGTGTTCATCTGCGACAGCTGCAGTAGCGTAGATAAGGTCAAACACGTTGACCTCAAGTCTTCTTCCTCCATCCACAACAACTCAGCTTCCATACAAACCTCCCTAGTGCGTTCTCCACACCCTAATGACCTCACCCTCAGTCTTTGCCATATATCTGCACCCAAGCCTCTTAGAAGCCCTGTAATTGGCATTCAGCACCTTCTGCCGAGCAGAGACGGGAACAGTGAAGCTATCCCCCACATCCATCTCCTCATAAGGGTAGGCGTACACAACCCTCGCAGTAGGCATTTCAATACCACGCTCTAATTCAATCTCTTGTATAGCCATCTCTACCCCTCTATCAATAACCATATAGTACATCTAAAAAAAGACCAACACAAGTGCTGGCCTAAAGGCTTACCTTGGCAACTGCTAAGCCTGTCAGCAATCTACCAGAAAACAGTAAATTTTTTATGGGGGGGAGATGTTGGGGGCACGTCTTTTAGGATATTCAAACCCAACTCGGTGCGCCGTTCTTTTGTGATGTGATGCTGTATCGTGCTGGGTGACCATTGTCCCATTACCCTAGTGCATGGCATGGTATACGGTAGGTTTAAGGTATACGGTGAGTGGTGACAGTCCCAAGTCCCATTGTCCTTTTTACCGTGAAAGAACGGTTAGACTTTCCCCTACTTTCCGATTGACTGATACCCCATGTTATAGATACCTATTCACCTATTCAATCTATGACGGATAGAATATATCTATATAGTCTAACACTATACAAAGACATAGACGTGTG